TATGGTTCCAGTAATGGTGTGCTACGATCCTATCCGATGGTATGCGGAAGTAGATGGCACAGTTTAGCCTGTATGGGCGAACTGTGTCTTGAAGCCTTCCTCTGGTGTCGGAAGCATATGTGAACAGGTTTACTTCCTGCGAACTTCCCGTGTTGACCTGTTAATAAAACATAGGCATACTTTTAACACTTATGGCTAGATTCTCCCCGCAAGAGTTCCGCAATGGAGCTATGATCCCTTCTGTCCTAGAGGGTAAAATTGATTCATCTGTTTCTTCTTTGATCAAAACGGAATCTCCTAAATTTGGTGGTGGTCAGTACAAGCGTAAGCCTAGCTTCCTCATGTGTCCTCCTAAATACTTGTCCACGGCAATTGCCAACAACAAGTTTATGAAGGGTCAGAAGGTTGATACTGAAAGGGCCATGCGTCAGTACTCCCGAATCAAGAGACTCATTACTGCTCTTGGAGTTAAAGTCATTGAGTTGCCTCCTACCAAAGGAGCACAGGATCAGCATTTCGTCGCCAACCTTGGTCTATCAGTTGATCCTTTTATTTTCATCGCCAAGATGAGTGCCGATGGTCGCCAGATTGAAGAAGAGCCTGGTCGCCGATTCTTTGAAAAGATGGGATATACCGTTCTCCAACCTCCTCATTTCTGGGAAGGAGAAGCTGAAACCAAGCATTGGAAAGACAACACCTACTTTGGCGGTCATGGAAAATTCTCTGATTGGAAGGCACAAGAATGGATTTCTAAAAAAGGTGGTATTGAAATCATCCCAATGAAAATGGTTAGTGATGATTTGTATCATCTTGATTGCTGTATCCATGTCATTGATCCAGAGAATCTGATGGTTTGCCGTTCTGGTATTGATTCCGAATCATTCAAGCGTCTTGAGAAGCTGGCAAACATCATTGTTGTCCCCAAGGAAATGGAAGCAACTGGTGCTACCAATCTGATCCGTATCCCTGACAAGAATATTGTCATTAGCGGTATGTTCCAGCCTGAGTATGATAACTATCGCAAAAGTATGGAGTGGATGTTGACTACAATGGATAAGTTCAACAACTCTGTGATTTTTGCAGATATTGATGAAGCAGACAAAAATGGTGCAGATTGCTCTTGTCAAGTTATGCACATTACCTTTTAATCCCAAAACTTATGGCAATTTCTGTAAATCCTACAAACGCAATTGATACAGCGGCTTTGCAAACTACTGATGTTTCTCTTTTGATTAATGTTCTTAGTCCTGCGATTGATCTTCCTACAGGAGTTTCTTGGAACCAAGTTCAATCAATCAACATTATCATCAACACAGATAAGACGGGTTCTTTGACAGTTCAAAGCACACCTCTTTCTGCTCCTTGAAAAACTGCTACAAAATCCTAACGGGTCTTGTAGCTATGGCAAATGGTTGTTGCCCAGAGTGTGGTAAAGAATTAAGTGCTTGCAATACTCCACCGTGTCACATATGCAACGTGGCGGGTTGTATTCGTCCCGTAAGGTTATGGAAACGATTTCTAAACAGCCTATGAATAAAACAGCAACCACAACATCTGCCAAATCATATTCCACTCTTCGTCCTGCTAGAGTTTCTTACGGCTCCATTCAAAAGAAAAAGCCAAAGCGTAAACCAAGAACAAAATGATATGACTCCAGAACAAGATGCTTTTGATATTTGGTCGAAAGCAGGTTCTGCTGGCATGGAGAAATACATCAAGGGTAGCAAGGAACATGGAACCCAATTCTGGACTGCTGGTGCAGGTTGGTACGCACAGAACCTACGTGATGAACAGCTAGACTTAATTAGCTATCTACATCATCTGCATCAACGCATCAAACTCTGCCAAATCCTGGCTAAAATGATGGCAGAGGAAGAAGTCTCATTGCGTGATGCCTCAATCCTTTTGAGCAATTTGGTTTCGGATAATCCTCCCCAACCATTGCCTCACCAATCCAATGACTAAACAAAAACCCGTTGGTGCGGTAATAGTCAGCGATCTTCATTGCGGATCGGTTGTCGGCTTATGGCCTGACGGTCACATTACCAGTACAGGAAACCAAATTGGTCTTGGTAACAATCTCCATCAGCAATGGCTATGGCAATGCTGGCAGGATAAAGACCAAAAGATAAAAGCTCATTTTGGAAAAGATCCATTCATTCTTATCATCAATGGTGACTGCATAGAAGGTCGCCATCATGGTTCCAATGAAATCGTAGCGGCTCTCAACCTTGATCATACGCTTGCCGCCATCGAATGCCTTAAACCTTTAGCCAAGTTAGCTAGTAAAGTATACATGACGGCAGGTACGGAATGTCACGTTGGAGATTGGGAAAAGATGATTGCAAAGGAATTGGGTGCTATCTGGCTAGGAGACAAGGGACTCATTGAAATCAATGGATCTCTCATTGATGTTGCCAACCACATATTGGAACAACGGGGAGTAAAAGAGAAAGAGGGTTGTGACGAGGCGTTGGCTTAACTCGTTGGGTATCTTGTTGATAGCTTAATAATAGCCCTCAAAAAGAAGCGTTAGGCAAATTGAAGAAGATGACCTTGGTGATGAGCAAGCAGTTGAAGAATAGCCTTTCCTTCATCAGTAGCAATGTGACCAGTACCCTGGCATTTCCAGCAAGGCTCACCAATCCCATCGTCATAGAAGTCCTGACCAGTTCCACCGCATTCATCACAAGTCTTCTCCAACCTGTTATTGAATAGTATGTTTTTCATACATTCCCCTCAATAGAGTTTTTTTTCTCAAAGTCAACACTTTTATAAATGAATGCACAAGAATCTCTCATGCGTGAGGCTTTACATAAAGCATGGGAAGGTATTGAATATGGAAACATCGTTGGCAAACTAGACCAAGAACACCAGAAACGCCTCAAATCCTTCATCCTTGATATGCCAGAGGAGATCGCAACAAAAACGATTTACGGGGCCGTGGCGTGTCGGGAAAGAGTCAATATGCCAAAGGGTAGAGGCAGACCGCGCAAATAATACCCTGTAGTGTAATGGTAACACTTCAGTTTTTGGCACTGACATTCATGGTTCAAGTCCATGCGGGGTAGCCAACTTTTGACGGGAAAAATGGGTAGTTTTTCCTTCAGAATGTTCCCGATCACGCACATTCAATAAAAGTTCACGAGCGAAAACAATAATTATTCCCGATACGGAACCTAAATATAAACCTAATGCACAATTATTTTAATTTTTGTGCAATAGGTGAAAGCCACATCGCCCCTCATTGCCTCCCCCGATAAAGTGAAATCCCGCTGGGCGAACCATATCAAGCCTCACCAGAACAGACAACCTAGCGTCCTAGATCATCTTGATTATATCTGCGCTTGAGGCACGGGACTGACCATCCAACCTACCCTTTCAGGTGAACCTTACCGGGGAAAGCCCATTGGGCTTTTGTCAATTAGATGGAACCTTTTGCTGGAATCGTTCGCTTCCGATTCTGTAAGGACTCATCTCTGGCGGTTGTTTCCAACCCTAGTGGAGCGACCACCCATCGGATATTTCCAATGCAACCAGCAATGATTCCATTTGAACTATTAAGGATTACTTACCAGTTGTCAAGCCCTTTTCTATCCCAAATGTTGCGTTCTGCCACATCCTTACCTGACTGCTCTGAAAGTGCTTTATAGAGCCATCTAGGGCCATACAAACAGCCCATACGTCATTCTCAAACATCCCTCCACTCTGCACATAGATTGCATACCCATCACCCATTGGCGTTACCACAGGCATAGGGTTCTTGAATTCGTGAATCATAAAAAGACACCCTCTGAAGTACGCATTCTTGAAGAGGCGCAAAGGGCTTACTAAATCACTTCAAAAACGTCAGCTTGTAAATCGTCGAATCAATCAACTGCGCCACGTCATCCACCAAATTCTGAATCTCACTCTCATCTCCCAACACACCCCTATCTTCCTCCAGAACCAACTTCAAATACACCAGATACTCCAATGCATCTCTATTCTCACTAATCTCAACAACCTGATTAGGATAATCAATCAACATCCCATGCCTACCCTGCCACGCCTCAATCACAGCATCAACCAAGTCAGGCATACCCTCATAAAATCCCTGCAATGCCTTATGCTCCGCATAACTACGACTCCTCAAATGCAACACATGACCAATCGTAGCCGAGTTCAACAACGTAATAAGTAATTCACCTTCGTTCATATCAAAAACACGCTACAGGCATTCCTAGCCACTGTAAAGCCTATTCCAATCCCCTAATCATATCCCGATCCCAATCACTCAACCTAGGATCATCAATATGCTCCTTCAACAACTTGCTCAACCTTACCCTCTCCAACTTCATCCCACCATACCCACCATGCCCCTGATCAAACTTCTCACCCAACATCAATGCCAAACTCCTCAACAACATAATGCTGGGCTTCGTAAACTCACTCTCTGGGTATCTCAAACTCATTGTTCGTAATTTAAACTACTCCTTTCCAACGTGTCAAGATATGTCGATTCTTTAAACATATCCCATCCCTCATGTCTAAAAAATTCACTTTCCTATACACATAGCAACTACAAGGATCTTTCAATAGGGAAAGTTTCAAACTAGGATTATTTTTTATACCCTCATGTCGCACACGACCGCATATATGGGCGGTGGCCCACCCCCTCCCCACCACCCGTAAGTAATTCTTATAGGATCTCCCACCATGACAGCGACGCACCGCGCCGCGCCGGTGCGCGAGGGTTTCACCAGGCCGCGCCGGTGTCTCTTGTTACCGGCAAGGCACTCCCAGGGATTGACCAGGCATTCACCAGGACGCGCCAGGATCTCACCAGGAGCGTCGCCAGGAACGTCACCTGGTACGATACCGGCAAGGCTCTTCCCTGGTACGCTATGCCGGCGACACTTCCGCTTCTATGACTTCACCATGGTGCTCCTGCAATGCTGGCGTGTTCTCCTGCTTGCCAAGCGTTACCAGGAAGAGGAAGGGATTTGAAACGGCAGGACTACGATCAGCGTAGTTATCACCCACCATCTTATTGTCGATGTTAATTGCTTCCAATTTGCTCACAATTTTAACTCTTTTACTTGACCCGCTTTCTCCGTGAGTCTCAACTATCTCCTGAACCAGGTCAGCATCGGGATTCGATGCATCAGCGCGAACAGCCCTCGCCAGGAAAGACCGCTTTTCGTTAAAGGAAAGGACATCTTTGGAAAATTGCTTCTCCTTAATCTTGTTAAGATAGGCAATTACCCTTTCCTGCTTAAGAAGTTTGCAACCATAGGAGGAAGCATCTTCTATCTTTCCTGATTTGATTGAATAGCCAGCACGTCTAACAGATTCGGCGATGGAAAGTCCTTTGATTGCGTAGTTATCGACAAACTTTCTTTGACGAGTGTTTAGAGGCTTTTGCATGGGAGAAGGTTTTTACCTAGGGAAGGAAACCTTGTCAACGAATGGGAAAAGAAAAGCAACTGATCGGGTAGTTTCCCCGTTTCAAGGGTAACAAAGTGACCCCCCTGAAAGTCAATGCTTTTTTCTCTCGCTTTGCTCTTTTTACATTATGAAAGATTTTGAAAGAAAGGCTTGCAATGGGTGAAAAGAATGGTATTCTTTTTCCATGATCACTTGTACCAACAATCCAGCGAAGCTGATAGAATCGGCTTCCGCAGGTGATCGCAACCACAAGGAAAACACCAAACAAAAACACAAAAGGAGAAAACAATGAGCACATACACCGCATACAACTACGAATATCAACCCGAGACAAGCCAAGCATACGCAAGGATTGATTCTCGCACTATTGCGCACCAAACACATTCCCTTGGAATGAATAAGTGCGAGCCTCTAATTGTAATCCTTGATTCTCTCATTCGCTACGCAAAAGCACACCAGGCGAATATGGGAGGCAAACTCTGTGAAGATTATTACCTCGGGCCTTGCTTCCTTTCGGCTCTTACTTCAACCCGTGATCTTTTGAACGGGAACGGGGCTGTTGCGAATGCTCTTTCATCTATGACTGGCAAACCCGTTCGGGATTCTAAAGACAACGGGGCTTGTGAGGAAATGTTTTGGGAAGCAATGCGCATCTCGGGATTCACAGAGGCAGACATCTAAAAGAAAAGGAGAAAAACAATGAAAACCTTCAAAAAATCCGATGTAATAATGGAATGGAAAAGGGAAAAGCAATTAGAGGTATTCTTCTATGCTTTTTCCATATTAATTTTCCTTCTCTTTATCCTAACTATCCAGATTGTTTCAACCTTTAACTAAAACCACCGCCGCATCATATGAAAGCAAAACTGAAATTAATTGATCTCGTCCTCTCTCCTGCTCTTGTCCTTGGAGGAAAAGATGCAAGAAAAACCTTGGCAAGACAACTATGGAGAAATAGGAGAGACAAGGAAGCGATTTCTTTTATCAATAGAACCGCCACATGGACAGGATACCCTACAAAATAAAACCAACCACGTTACAACATGAACACAACAGGAATTGAAGAATATATCGAAAAAGCCACAGCAGAGGGTAAAAGAGCAGGAATCAACTCTGCTTATATGGTCTGTCAATACTCTTGGGGAGGGAGATCTGGGAGGGATGCAAAGGAGATTGCAGAATCAGTTATAAGACGCATGGATGATGGAGATCCTGCAATCTATGATGCATATGAACTCCCCAACCTTTCTGGAGAATGGGGAGGGGATTTGACACCTTCTGATCTCTTTTGGATCTGTTGCAAGTTTGAATATGATCCAGAAATCATGGAACACCAGTTTATGCTGGACGAGATTTGCACAGCATGGGAAACCGGCGTTTCCGAGTATTTTTATGAAACCATTTATACGGACGCAAAATCCTTTCTTTTTAATAAATAACACCATGACCACCGCCACCAAGGAAACCGACGTTTGCGGTCATTGTGGAGCGATTAGACGCAACCACAGAGGAATTGACGCATTCTGTCCTGACCAATATGCAACCACCTTTTGGGAAGTACCCGAAAACATAGGCGAAAAGATCCTCTTCATGGAGGACACCATCAACCGCCTGTGTGAAGAAGTAGAAAAACTGAAAACCACAACCACCAACTAAACCGCCGCAAAACAACATCAAAACAAAGGAGATAACATGACACCTAATACCTATGAAATCATCGTCACCGCCGCAATGCTTGGCTATTGGATTAGCCAGAGACAAGCACAGGAAATCGCCGCATTATTCACAGGTGACGACATCACCGCCGCAATCCGAGACTATTGTGGAGCATACGAAAGCTGAAAACTATACTTAGACGCAAAAACAACAACAACAACAACAACCGCCGACTATGAACAAAGAACAAGCACTAAAAGAATGGCAATACGGAACGCAAACGCCAACCGAGCCAGAAATCATTACTAAACAAACCGCCGCCGCCGACTTGATAACTGAGACGCAAGCCCTGATTCATAGCCTAGAACCGCTATTCTTTAGCCTTCTACGCACCGCCGAACATCATCACCACGATGAGGTCAGGATCAGCACCGCAAGATGCAGGGAGATTCACCATGATCTCCTTGTGTTAAAAAAGAAGCTGAAAAGTCTTGCAAGCACCAATAATGCCATTACTATGACAACTGATCGTCACCTAGATTCGATCTTCAACATCAACCAATAACTGAAACGCAACCATGACAACAGAAACCGCCGCCGACCAGTATCAGATTGGACAGGATATGATGCGGGAACGCATTATTGCCTTGATCCATCACTATTACACGACCTTGAAAACTTTTCATGGTCGAGACGATGACCGATGCGTACTCCTCCGCAACATCGTAGAGGACATCCGAGAAGATCACGCCGAAGAATTAAACAAATGACCCACAATTATACTTGCAGGAACGAAGAGTGTGAACATGAGTTTGAGGTAGAATACACTCCTGCAACTCCAAACAGAAATATGCATGGACGCATGGAGGATGCTATCCAGGGAGATCCAGCAGACGTTGATCCTTGGGAATGCCCTAAATGCAATGAAGAAGTTGATTTGGAATACTGCATTGAAAACTATGAATAGCAAAGACAACATTGAAGTGATGCAACGTAAAGTCAAAGCAACCCATGACTATTCAGCAGAATGGTATGAAGGGGATCGTCCTAATCTCAACTGGACGCAATTCCTCCTCTGGATGGATTACAAGGGAAAATTTACCAAAGAACCAAGACTGAAACTTTTTAGAAAAAGAACTTGCAGTCTATAAATACAGACAGAATAATCAACAACTCTATGACAACTGAATCACCAATCTACATCGCAACCACGCCTGTCCCAGAGAAGGAAAACACCCATGCGTTCTTGGGGCTTTACTTCCCGAAGGATCTGAAGGCTAAAGTACAAACCGCCGCTAAAGCTGAACGCCGATCCATGAGTCAATTCATGGTCATGGTTACAGAAAAACACTTTGCCAACGCATGAAACCCAAAGGTCTTTACGCAAACGTCCACGCAAAGCAGAAACGTATCGCCGCAGGTAGTGGCGAACACATGAAAAAAGCAGGAGAGAAAGGTCGTCCAACCGCCGCCGCTTTCCGTAAATCAGCGAAAACCGCTAAAAAGAAATAATATGTCTGAAGCATGGACTAGAAAAGAAGGAAAGTCTGCAAAAGGTGGCTTGAACGCCAAGGGCAGGGCTTCCTATAACAAGGCTCATGGAGGTCATCTAAAGCCTCCTGCACCGCACCCTAAAACAGAAAAAGATGCCGCCCGAAAAAAGTCATTCTGTTCGAGGATGAAAGGGATGCGATCCAAGATGACAGGTGAAGCCAAAAAGAAAGATCCAAACTCTCGCATCAACAAGTCCTTACGAGCCTGGGGATGCAAGTAACCAAAACAACAACCAAAACATAATATGTCAAACCTACAAGAGCTAAACACACTAGCACAGGAAATCATCAACAACCTTGGCAACATTGATCTTGACCTTCTCAAGAAGGTTCACGATCTCGTTACAGGAAAGACTTCCTGCTGTAACGCAACCGATGAAACCCTTTCATCGCCAACCTCCGCTTCCTAATGCTGTCTGTCATCAAGGATCTAATTCGTACCAAGTTGCAGAACAAGCCACAACGGAATCACACTTTGATCGAAACCGCATCGCTTCCCCCAAAGAAGCGTAGCAAGATCAAATCCGAGGCTACCAAGCCAGAAACCAAGGGGCGTAAGCCTCGCAACAAGAAAAAGTAATGCCAACCAAAAAGACCATGCCGAAGGGCAAAATGATGAAGATGGAAAAAGCCAAGCCAGCTTCTAAATCATCCAAGATGAAATCCGCTGGTTCAATGATGAACAAGGGATACAAGAAGAAGTAAACCAAAACAAGAGTGGCAGGGAGCCGATGAAAACTCCCTGCCACATTTTAGTTACAGCAACCACGCAAGCAACCAACTACATGACTAATACATTAGCAACCACAAGTCAATACTCTCCAATATCAGTAAGTGATATTGAGAAGATGGCGAATGCCATAACTCGTTCTGGTCTTTTTGGGATCAGATCACAAGAACAAGCCGTAGCATTGATGTTGATCGCCCAGGCAGAAGGAAAGCACCCTGCTTCCGTTGCCGCCGAGTACGACATTATCCAGAACCGACCTGCTTTGAAAAGCCATGCCGCACTAGCAAGATTCCAGCAAGCAGGAGGAAAGATCCAATGGACAAGCAGGACTGATGACAAAGCATCTGCCAAGTTCTCGCATCCAGCAGGAGGAGAGGTTGAGATCACTTGGACTATGGACAGGGCTAAAGCCGCTGGTCTAACTGGAAAGCAGAATTGGAAAACCTATCCTGCACAGATGCTCTCTTGCAGGGTAGTAGCGGAAGGAGTCAGAGCGGTCTATCCTGCTTGCTTGAATGGAACTTATCTTGTTGAAGAGGTACAAGATTTTGATACCAAGCCCCTTCGTATTGAGAAGGCCGCAATCAAGGTTGAAGAGCCAGAACCTATCGTTGTTGAGGTTGTTGAGGAAAACAAGTCAGAGGAGCTTCCAGAAGCCCCTACGGAGCTTCCTGGCAATCCCCTTGAGATGCTCCAATCAATGATGTGGAGTGATGAGATTCCCGATGCTCACGTTGTGGAGTTTCTGCTTGCCAAGAAAGCAATCAAGAGCAGGGACATTCTCCTCAAGGATCTATCCGAGAAAGTCATCAATCGTTTGATTGAAAAGTGGGATGACGTAAAAAACTTTAAGCCCATTCTGTAATATGACTGACGAGCGTAACGGAAAGCCTTCAGTAAGCGGATTCTCCCGACTTGCCCTATGCCCTGGTAGCTGGAACCTAGAATCCACGCTACCAGAACAAGAAGCGAATCAATATATGCAGTTGGGAACGGATGTTCATGCCGTCCTAGCCGATCAGAAGCCCTTTGAGGAACTAACTGAGGAGGGACAGGAGATCGCCACGCGATGCCTGTCAGATTACTCTGATATGGTTCGTCAACTGGATCTTGGAGCTATAACGAATAGCGTTATAGAAGAACGATTCTGGTACGATGAACTCTTCAGCGGAGCCATTGATAGGATCGACTTCTTTGGCGAGGAGACTGCTCTTGTAACCGACTACAAGACAGGAAGGACAGCACAGAGTAAAGCGAATGAGAACACCCAACTGAAGGCTTATGCCGTCTTGGTCAAGAATGCATTCCCAGAACTAAAAACCATCCTTGTAGCAATTATCCAACCTCTTGCAGGAGGAACGACGATTGCAGAGTACAATGATTTAGAGTTAGAAGCCTCCGAAGTCGAAATCGTTGGCATCGTTAATGCTTCTCAAAAGCATGATGCTCCTAGAATCCCTTCACCTGACGCTTGCAAGTGGTGTCGTGCTAAAGGCATATGTCCAGACGCTTATGGCAATGCTCAAGCCGCAACAACCACCCTGCAAGTAGCTTCAAGCGTTGCCGTAGCAACTCTAACCAATGAGGAATTGGCCTCTCTGGATGCCAAGGCACTCATCGTCGAGGATTTCATCGACGAGATCCGAAAGGAACTCAAGGCTAGGCTCGTATCAGGGGCACAAATTGCTGGATATAGTCTAGGCAAAGGTCGTACAACTAGGAATGTCACAGATACCAATGCCGCTATACTTGCGTTGTCTGGTGTTCTTGAACAATCTGATATTCTTGCTTGTGCAAAGCTGTCTGTCTCTTCACTTGAGAAGGCATTCGCAAAGGCCAAAGGAATCAAGCAGAAGGATGCCAAGTCCGCACTTGATGATGCACTTGGGTGGATCGTCGAAACCAAGGAATCCGATCCTTCCATCTCCCGTGATCGCTGATGAATACCCAGAAGACGCAAGAGCACTATGGATTAAGTTTAAGGGACGT